CTGGACGAGACGCTGAACAAGGTCACGCCGGACGGCCTCAATATCCGCATGGGCGTCGAGATCGACAGCATGTCGAGGCCCATCGCCTACCATGTGAAGACCTCGCATCCCGGTGAAAGCTGGGGCTGGACGATGCCCGGCTACGAGCGCATCCCGGCGGATCAGATCTGGCATGTGTTCTTGCCGGAACGCGCGGAGCAGGTGCGCGGCTATTCGTGGCTGCATGCAGTGCTGATTCGCATGGGTATGCTGCACTCATACGAAGAAGCCGCCGTCGTCGCCGCGCGCGTCGGCGCGAGCAAAATGGGCTTTTTCAAGCGTGCCGCCGAGGATGGTGGCTACGCCGGACAGGCAACCGGCCAGCTTGCCGATCAGAACATCGCCGGGTCGCTGTCCGCGCAGGTCGAGCCAGGCGAGATGTGGGAACTGCCGCCGGGATACGATTTCGAGAGCTTCAACCCCGACTATCCGCACGCCAATTTCGAGAGCTTCATGAAGGGCTGCTTGCGCGGCATCGCGGCGGGCCTGGACATAGACTATGCGACGCTCGCGAACGACCTGGAGGCGGTGAACTACTCCAGCATGCGCGCTGGCACCATAGAGACGCGGGATCAGTGGCAGGTGCTGCAAGGCTGGTTCATCGACAGCCTCGTCATGCCGGTCTATCGCGAGTGGCTAGCCTCCGCGCTGGTGCGCGGTGATGTCCGGCTGCCAGCATCAGGCCGCGCCCTTCCTGCGGATCGCTTCAACAAGTTCGCCGATGCCAGCACGTTCCTCGGGCGGCGCTGGCAGTGGGTCGATCCGCTCAAGGATGCCGAGGCCGAAAAAGCGCTTCTCGCCGCCGGTCTTACCTCGCGCAGCCGCATCGCCGCGAAGACGGGCCAGGATTTTGATGAAATTCTCGCCGAGCTTGCTGACGAACAAGCTAAGATCGCCGCTGCGGGTGTCGTGCTGGGCGATCAACCGGTCGAGGCTGAAGACAGCCCCGAGGACGAGGCCGAAGACGAGATGGAAAACGGACAGGAGGCCCGCACATGAAGGGCACGAAGCATACGCGCGTTGCCACTTTTGAGCGCGCTTCTGTTGACCTGGAGGCCCGCACGGTGCCTCTCGCATTCTCCTCCGAGGAGCCTTACGAACGCTCCTTTGGCATGGAGGTACTAGACCACGCGCCGCAATCGGTTCGCCTCGGCAGGCTGGCCGGCGGCGGCGCGCTGCTGCTTGATCACGACCCGACCAGGCTAATCGGCGTCATCGAGCGGGCTTCCATTGACGAGGACAAGATCGGGCGCGCTGTCGTGCGCTTCGGTCGCTCCGAACTCGCTGAGGAAGCGTTTCGGGACGTGCAGGACGGCATTCGCCGGCACGTCTCGGTCGGCTACATGATCCACGACGCGCAGCCCGTTCGCGGGTCGCGCGAAATCCGCGTGACCGACTGGGAGCCGTACGAGTTGTCGCTCGTCGCGATTCCAGCTGATCCCACGGTCGGCGTGGGCCGTGCCGCTGACGAACAGCAGCCGCAATTGCCGGAGCCGCCGAAGGTGGCACCGGAACCCAAATCCGAAAGGAAACTGACTATGAGCGACAACATCCAGCAGCCTGCCGGCGCGGATCTCGAGGCCGCCCGCGTGCGGTCGATCCTCGACCTCGGCGACCAGTACTCCAAGTATCTCGGGGCGCGTGATGCCGCCGATGCCGTCCGCAACGGCAAGAGCGTCGAGCAGTTCCGCGATCTGATCATGGCGAAGATGGAAACGCGGCACACGGACACGTCCGCCGCCCATGTCGGCATGACGAAGACCGAGGCGCGGCGCTACAGCCTCGGGCGCGCTCTGCGCGCGGCGGTTCTCGGCGACTGGTCCGATGCGGGCCTGGAGCGCGAGGCGAGCGAAGCGGTGGCGAAAATCATGGGCCGCGCACCCGAGGGCTTCTACATCCCGCTCGACATCTACCGCCGCGACTTCAACGTCGGCACTTCGACGGAGGCGGGTAACCTCGTCGCCACCGATCTGCGTGGCGATCTCTACGTCGATGCGCTGCGAAACGCGATGGTGATGGCGGGTCTCGGCGTGCGTATCCTGCCGGGTCTGACCGCCAACATCGACATCCCGCGCAAGTCGGTCGCCTCGACGCTCGGCATGCTGACGGAAATCGGGTCGGCGGCTGAGACCAACCCCAACATCGCCAAGCTGTCGCTGTCGCCCAAGCGCATCGGCGCGTATGTCGAGGTTTCCAAACAGGCCATCATCCAGTCCTCGATGGCTCTGGAGCCGATGATCCGCGACGACCTGCTCATGGGCGCTGCGATCCTGCTGGAGAACCAGGCGATCAACGGCAACGGCACCGCGCCGAACATCCTGGGCCTCCGCAACACGACCTCGATTTCGACGGCGACTGCCGGCGCGAACGGGGCGACGGTCGCGTGGGCGCACTTCGTCGATCTGGAAAGCGCGGTGGCGAACGCCAACGCCGAACCGGATCGGCTCGCCGGCTACCTGACCAACACCAAGGTCCGTGGTCGTGCGAAGCAGGTGCAGCGCGGCACCAACCTGCCGTTCATCTGGGACAACGGCGCGCAGCCGGTCAACGGCTACCGGGTCGCGGTGACCAACAACGTCCCGGCGAATCTGACCAAGGGCACCAGCACCACCGTCTGCTCGGCGACGTTCTTCTCGTCCGACTGGTCGATGGCCGTCCTGGGCCTGTTCGGCGCGCCGGACATCGTAGTCGATCCCTACACGAAGTCCGACACCGGCCAAGTGAAGATCACGCTCAACCAGTTCGCCGACTTCGGCGTCCGCCAGCCGGGCGCCTTCGCGGTGATGCTGGATCAGTTGACCTGATCCAAGTATGACTAGCGCCGCGCGTCGAGAGATCGGCGCGCGGCGTTTTCTTCAACCCTGGAGGACTGATGGTTTGGCGTCTGGAAACAAGCAACGGCGACGAGGCGAGCAAGGTCAAATATGAGGTGCTGCGGTACTGCAATCGCGGCCTCGACATCGGGTGCGGGCCGCGCAAGGTCTGGCCGCATCTGATCGGCGTCGATAACCTGACGGACACCAAGCTTTTCGGCATCCGCATGCGGCCGGACATCGCGATCAGCGATGCGTCCAGGCTGGCGATGTTCGCGGACCAGTCGTTTGACACGGTGTTTTCGTCGCACACGCTTGAACACATTGAGGACTACCGCGCAACGTTGCGCGAATGGTGGCGTCTTCTCGCACCTGGCGGGCACCTGACGCTCTACCTGCCGCACTGCGACCTGTATCCGCGCATCGGGCAGCCCGGTGCCAATCCTGACCACAAGCACGACTTCGCGCCCGAGGACATCGTCGCGGCCATGCGCGAGATCGCGCCGGACTGGACGCTGCTTGTCAATGAGACGCGCGACCAGGACGATGAGTATTCCTTCCTCCAGGTCTACCGCCGCGAGAAGCCAAGCGCCGGTCAGATGGACAAGGCCAGCGAGCCGAAGCCCGAGAAGAGCGTCGGCATTGTGCGCGTAGGCGGGCACGGCGATGCGCTCTGGGCGTCGAGCGTCTGCGCGAACTACAAGGAGCAGGGCTATCACGTCACCTGCTATGTCGGGCCGACTGGCGGCGCGGTGCTGAAACACGACCCGAACATCGATGACCTGGTGGTCTTCAGCGACACCGTGATCCCGAACGAGGAAGCGGTGGCGTTCTGGTGCCATCAGGCCAAGCGGCATACGAAGTTCATCAACCTGATCGGCAGCGTCGAGAACCGGCTGCTGCCGCACGAAACCAGCTACGAGTTCTTTCTGCCGCAGACCGTTCGTCATCGGCTGATGAACGCAAACTATCTTGAGACCGTTCACGCCTACGCCGATCTGCCGCCATCCAATTTCCGCCAGCGCTACTATCCAAGCGCCGCCGAGGAGGCCTGGGCCAAGCGCATCCGTGCAGAGCTGCCGGGGCCGGTCGTCGTCATCAATCCTGCGGGCAGCGGGCCGGTCAAATACTGGCCCTACACGCAGCGTTTGATGGAGCTTCTGGCCGCGCGCAAAGTCTATTCAGTGGCGCTCGGCGACATCCGCGATGAGAGCGTGCTGGGCGTCGAACCCTACGGCATCTACGCGGGCATGGAGTGGCCCGTAAGGCATGCGCTGGCGTACGCGCTACAGGCCGACGCTGTCGTCGCCACCGAAAGCCTGATCGCCAATGCGGTGGCATTTGAGCCGATGCTGAAAATCGTGACGCTGTCGCATAGCAGCGTCGAGAACCTGACGAAGCACTGGGTCAACACCGCGAGTGCAGAACCGCTGGCGCTCGGGTGCTATCCATGCCACCGCGTGCATCCGCCGAACTATTCGTTTTGCGCGCGCGACACGACGACAAAGGCTGCTGCGTGCCAGGCGCTCGCGCGGCCTGAGAAGGTGGCGGAACTGGTGCTGAATTACCTCGAGCACATCGGCAAGCTGGAGCCCGTGAAATGAACATCCAAGGCGACATCGCGGCGCTGATGGACATCGATATTTTCGGTGTTGCCGCTCGCGTCACGCGCGCCGGCCAGACGGTCGGCACGAAGGTCGCCGGGATCTACGACGACGAATACGAGGCTGTTGACCCGCGCGGCGGCATCCCGTTCGCGGTGTCGCAGCCGCGCTTTATGGTCGCCACCGCTGATCTGCCGACAGGCACGCGCGAAGGCGATGCGCTGCGTATCGGCTCGACCACCTACACGATCCGCGTCGTCCAGGCTGACGGCACGGGCGTCACGACGCTGCTGCTGGAGAAGCCCTGATGCCGCACCAGCGCGAGGCAATCCGCGATGCGATGGTGACGGCGCTTACCGGCCTCGCGACGACCGGCGCGCGCGTCTATCGGTCTCGGGTCTATCCGATCGCCGCGCATCTGCTGCCCGCGCTATTGGTCTACGCGCGCGGCGAGACAAGCGAGCGCGAGATCGTCATGGGCGTGCCGACCAAGCTGGTCCGCCGCTGCGATATCATCGTTGAGGGCATGGCGCGCGCCGTGGCCGATGTTGACGAAACCCTTGACGATATCGCCGCCGAGGTCGAGGCCGCCATTGGCGGATCGCAACTGAGCGGTGCGGCGCGCGACTGCACGCTGACCAGCACCGACATCGACATCGTGGACGGCGGCGACCAACCGCTCGGCGTCGTCCGCCTCACGTTCGCTGTGACGTACCGCACGGCGGAGAACAACCCCACGACGACATCGTAAGGAGACGACGAAATGGCAAACCATCGCGGCCAGGAAGGCCTCGTTCGGGTCGGCACCAGCGCGGTGGCCGAACTCCGTTCGTGGTCGCTCGACATCACGCAGGACACCATCGAAGACAGCACGATGGGTGACACGTTCCGCACCTACACCACCGGAATGAAGTCGTGGTCGGGCCAGCTAACGTGCTACTGGGACGAGAGCGACACGAATGCCCAGATGGCGCTCGCGCCGCTCGGCACCAATGCCGGCACGGCGACGGTGACGCTGCTTCCCGAAGGCACTGCGACGGCGGCGACGACCTATAGCGGCGTTGTGGTTGTCACGGGCTGCTCGCACACGGCCAGCTTCGACGGCATGGTCGAGGCGACGTACAGCTTCCAGGGCACCGGCACCCTGACGAAGACGAACTGATCATGCGGCTGATCGAAGCACTGGTGGCGCGCGCCAACGATATCGGCGCGCGCCGGATCGAGGTTCCCGAGGTCTCGCAGCCCGACGGAAAGCCCTATGCGATCTACGTCTCACCGATGACGGTGGCGGAGCAGCGCGAGTTGTCCCGCCGCTACAAGGACGATCCGCACAGCTACCTCATCGGCGCAATCATCATGAAGGCGCGCGACGAGAAGGGCGAGGCGGTCTTCACGCTTGAGGACCGCGACACGCTTATGCGTCGGTGCCCGGCGTCGATTGTGCAGTGGATGGCGGCTGAAATTTCGCGCGTGACGACGGTCGAGGAGCGCGAGGGAAACTGAGGGCCGATCCCGAGGAACTGTCGCTCTACAGCCTCGCGGATCGGCTCCATATGCGCGTCGCCGACGTTCTGTCGATGACGGTCGATGAGTATCGCGGCTGGATCGCCTACGAGCGCATCCGGCGGGAGAAAAGGTGATGGCTGTTCCGCCGCCGCTTAACCTAACGCTGACCGCAACAGACGAAACCAAAGCTGCTTTTGAGCAGGTACAAAACTCGCTTCGGCGCACAACTATGGCCGCCGAGCAAATGGGGGCGACGTCACAAAGGTCGTTTCGCGGCGTCGGAAACGTCGCAACGCAAGCCGGATTTCAGATCCAGGACTTTGCGACTCAGGTTACAGGTGGAACATCTGCGGTTACGGCTTTTGGGCAGCAAGCGCCGCAATTCCTTGGCGTTTTTGGCCCTGGCGGCGCGCTTGCTGGCGCTGCGATAGCTGTTGGCGCTCTCGGATATAAGCTTTGGGAGACAGCCAGTGCGGCCGAAGAGGTGCGCGATGCGATCTCTGAAATCGTTGATGAAATCGAGCGGCTGAACAAAGAGACGGCAAAGATTACCGCACCGACGCCGCGCTTGGGTGCAAGCCTTGAAATCGCAAAGCTTCAACAGGAGATTTTTCGACTTCAAGCGGGGTCAGCGCTTCAAACCTACGGTGGCGGCGGCGGCGAATTTGGCATCGGTGCCGACATTGACGTTGCCCGCGCCGCAGAAAGAATCGATGAACTGACCAAAAAGCTTGGAGAGTTGACCAAAGCTGAACAGGCCAATGCGGCAGCGCTCCTTTACTCAGACGACGCCTACAACGCGACCGGCCAGGGCATCGCTGAGTTGATCCAGCTTCGCGAAGAAGCCGCGCGCAAGGCCGAGGAAGAGGCGCGCGCGACTGAGATTGCGACCCAAGCCACAATCCAGTCTGTGATCGAAGGCCTCGACCCCGCCGCACGCGCGACGCGCGAATATGAGAGCCGCCTGACCTATCTCGGCCTCGCGCTCCAAGCGGGCAGTATCGACCAGGAGCGTTACACCGCGCTCGTCAATCGCGCCGCCGACGAACTGGACAAGGCCAAGACCTCGGTTGATCGCCACGCGCAAGCGCTGGACGAGCAAGCGCGCCGCATCCGCGCGCAGCTTGACCCGACGGTGGCATATGCCGAAGAACTCGAGCGGCTCAACGAACTGCTGATGACCGGTCGCCTGACGCACGAGGAA